CCCCAAGATTTCTCGGTAGCATCAATCACCGATGTGCCGACACCCGGCACCACGCGCTGGAACTTGGCGCGGTTCTGCGCCGTCAGCTCGTCACGATGAGCCAGCACGCAAGCCTTGGCGCCGTCGCAGATCAACTCACCGGTGACTGCCGAGAGCATGACCGTCTTGCCGGCGCCGGTGGGCGCGACACCCAGAGTGTTGCCGCGGGAGGCGAGCGCAGCCAGGCTGCGCTCAACGAAGGTCTTCTGGCGGGGACGCAGACGCATGGCCAATCCCCCTTACTTCGCCCAGCTCGGCCGGCCGGGATTGCCGGGCGCGGACGCGGGCTGCATGGTTTGGGGGGCGGCTGCGAACTGCTGGGGCGCATAGCCCTGCGACAAGGCCACAGGCGTTTGCGGCGTGACCGCACCCGTCACCGCGGCATAGTCGCGGTGATCCGGCGTCACGGCGGCGCGGATCTCGTTCTTGTCATCGCCATTTGTGTCTTGGCCAATGTCAATGCGCGCGACAAACTCAAGTCCATCAAGATCGCCAAAGCCGTTGATACGGCGCCGGAGCTGAGCCTCTGAAGAGTTGTCCTTGTCAGACACGCCGCGGGCCGAGTTCAGCATGCCCCGGACCAAGCCACGCCCCATATTGCCCCACTCCGGACCCTTCGGGCTGTAGAGCCCGATCAGCGACCAGATTTTGCGACGGGCATAAGGGCCCTCAAGAACTGTGTATTCGGCATCAAGATAGACGGCGCCGGTCGTGGCGCGACGCGCCCAGCCTCCAGTCCAACCCTGCGAGGCATCGTCAAAGCCGCCGGGACGCAGGGTCAGGCGAACCTTGGCAATCGTGCCTTTTGGGATGACGTTGGTGTTCGATTGCGCGGAGTTGAAGTCGTTCCATGGTCCGGTCATTGCGCGGCTCCGTATCTGTTGATGGGGGGACGCTCAGGTGCGTCGAATGGGAAAAGCCAACCCGGAGCCCCGATCGGGACACCGGGTGCCGGCGCAGACTTTTCAGCCGCGGTCGGGCTCGTTCGAGGGATCGGCCGGGGTCACCGCAGGCCATGCGAGCCGCGCAGAGGCCGGCACGGACGGGCGCTGGATTTTTTCCATCAGGCGGCCGAGATGCGGGGGTTCGACCAACTCAAGGCGACCCGAACGGTCCTTTGCAGGGAAGCCCCACGGGTTCAGCGTCTGGCAGACAAAAGCCCGCTGCGGCTTTCCGTCCGCATCGGGAATGTCGGCCATGGTGACAACCTGATCGACGATGCCAGGCAGCTCGAGGCCGGTCTTGCTGCCGTCGATCTGCGGCTGGAAGACCTTGCGATTGAAGTCGTCGAGCTTTTCGTCGAGGATTCCTACGAACCAGACATGTTTGCCGCGCGTGTGCTGCAGATGCGTTAGCCAGGCGATCATTTCGCGGCCATGGAGCCCATAGGCACCGCGAATGTCTGGCTTGCCAGTCTTGTCCGAGAAGGCTTCCGGTTGCCCGCGGCACCATTGAAAGCAAAGCCGTCCTGCCACGGTGATCGAGTCAATAAAGACGGTCTGATACTTTTCGGTCACCGCGGGGTCACCATACCGGCCGCAGACCTCATCGAAATGCGCCTGGCTGTAAGGCTGATCCTCGCGCAATGCCGGGTTCGGGCCGCCGATGAACACTGCGAAATCGCGGCACTCCTTCCATGTGCGCGGCCGGAGCGTGTCAATCTCCAGGCCTTCAACGGCAAGGTCGCCCGCTTCGAGGTCCATAAACAGCGTGCTCGGGGTATCTAGCGTCCAGAGCAGGCTCGTCTTGCCGATGCCAGATCGGCCGAAGATAACGCCCTTGATGCCTTTGCGCTGCGCGAGTCGTTCATCGGCGCTGATAATGGGGAGGCTCAATTGCGCACTCCTTTGTTCAGCACTTCGTCTGTTGCCGGGTCCGAGCCCGGGCATACGGCTTCGCTGACGTAAATCGCCAGAAGAGGCGTCCCGTCGGCATGGGTGCCGGCATCCTCAATCTGGTAGTTTCGGTTGGGCTCGCAGACCTCGGTCAATTCCCAGCGGCGGTAGAGCCCCGGGAGGCGGCGATAATTCGCGAGCGATAGATCGGCAGTTATGTTCATGCGTGTCCACTTTCGGTTGGAGGGACGGCGCTCCAGGCGCTCAAAGGGGAAAAGCCGACGGCGGAGCCAGATCGGGACATGCGCTCAGGGGATGTCTGCGAGGGCGTCGCGCAGTTTGCGAAGGGCACGTTGGTAGCGTTTGCGAGCAGCGGCCTCGGTCAGGCCCAGCTCAACACCAGCTTCGACTTGCGAGTAGCCCTCGATGGCAACGCGGATCACCAGAAGCGCATCTGCGCCGAGCAGTTTGTGCAGATGGCCAGGGAGAGCCGCGTCCTCGGGCAGCGATTGCAGTCCGAGTTCGTGGGCGGAGACTTCATCCGGCGCGATGTCACTGGAAAGTTTTGCCCGTCCAGTTTCGCGGTTGCGTGCACGGATCATGTCCCGTTCGACGTTCCGCAACACTGTGGCCGCAACCCAATTGACGCGGCCCAGATCCAGGCTACGCAAAAGGTCAACGGTTCGCGCCAAGACATCGGAGGCGATTTCATCGAGGGTGCCCAGCTTGCGCCAGATCGCCCGCCGCCTGATCGCATCAAGCCCGGGCCAGAGCGCCAACAACAGGAACGTTAGCGCCGTATCGGCGGAAGGATCATCAGCTTGCGCCGCTTCAATCAATGCGACGAGGATGCGGTTTTTCGCATCACCGTCACCCGTTTTGCGGTGCAACGCGTCAAGCAATGATGCTGGATCGCGGTAGGGTTTCAGCGACGCCTGCGAACGCCGGATGGCATCGAAGCCACGCTGAAAACTGAACGTAGTGGAAGAAACCGTGAGCTGATCACGGATCTCGTGCCATGCGAGACACATTGGACGCCTGCCTTACGGCCAGGCGTCCAGCGCCTTCTCGTGGCCAGGTCAGGACGTCATGCGTCTCTAGGTTTAGAGGGAATGTTCGGGGTTACTGAGCGCCGGTAAGCGCGCGGCTAGCCGCTTTCGCACATATTCAGGCGAGTGCAACCGGGACACCTTACTGTCACCGGAAAGCTCGCAAAAAGCTCGAAGGGCTTACGAAGGATGTGCATTTGTCCACCCTTGGCCTTTCCAAGAAGTTTGCCACAGTGTTCACACCGCAACTCGGCGTTACCGGCAACTTCGGCGGGGTGATAGCCGTGGCGTTGGCCGCAGCCGCTGCTCTTTCTGACTGTGTCGTCGAACATCATCTTTTGCGCTCCTTTGGGCGTCTTTGGGCATGAGGGAATTGTTCGGAGCAGCGCTATGCGCGGCACCGTCTTCTTCAGTGGCGCAAGGCCTCTGACGATTAGGGAGTGGTTTCCGCTTTCACGCGGGGCGTCCGGCGCTTGCCGCCGCCGGGCATGGCAGCAGCCTTACGCTTTTTCTTGCGCTCCTCACGTTCGGCGATGAAATCCGGGGCGATTTCCGCAAGGCGTTTCACCAGACCGGAGAGATCGTAGCGATTATTCTCTCGCCCCCCACTGTCGCCATAGTATGGGATGCGGATAAGAAGGCCGCCTTGCTCCATTTCGGTGATGTACCTCTGGATCTGCCTCTTGCTGATCCCCAGGCGGTCCGAGAGCTCAGCTTTGCTCGGATAGGGCGCACGGCTCGCATCCCACCAGTGTTCTATAATTTGCAGAAGGACTGCGAGATGAGAAGGGCTTAGACCCAGCCGCCGCTGTGCGCGCAACAGGAGCGAAGGGACCGGACAATAGCCGATCTTGGTGACTTTCAGTCCCCATCGGGCGGCGATAGACTTGGCCCCCTTTTCTGGCTCGGCGTTAAGATCGCCACTAATATTTTCTTGATTCTGCTCGGCCATTTGTGATCTCCTTTCGACAGAAGATGATGCGGCAGTGGCGTAGTTGCAAGATGCCCACCTATGGCCATCTATGACTCTAGGGCTCGTGTCACATATGACTATAGGGACTAGTCCGTGATGGCTCATGAAATAGCATGAATTTAGCTATATGAACC